TCGCACAGAGTGGCTGCTATCCGGGCGCATGCACTGGAGGAGTCCCCGTGCGAGTGCTGTGGCTTCGTTATTCAGTCTGGCCGTCGCCAGCGCTACATCCCTGTGCCGAATATCCACGAAAATTCGACAGAGCATTTTCGCATCGATGGTGAGCACTGGGCGAACGCCGAGGATATTGGGACGATTGTTCGCGTTATACACTCTCACCCTGGAGATGGTGCACGTGCAATAGCATCTGACCTCGATCGTCAGCAATGCAACCAGTCAGGCGTGGTATGGGGTATCTATGCTCCAGAATGCGACGAGTATGCCGAAATTACACCCGACGATATCCCACTTATCGGTCGCCCGTTCATCCTTGGCTCTCATGACTGCTGGGGACTGATTATGGACTGGCACACTATTCAGGGTGTAACGCTTAACGATTTCCGCGTCGATTACCCGTGGTGGGAAAGTCAGTATCCGGACAATCTCTATTTCGATAACTGGGAGAAAGAGGGCTTCATCGAAAGCGACCCGTCACCCGGCTGCGTGGTTATCATGCAGGTTGAATCCGGAAAGTGGAACCATGCTGGAATCCTCA